CCTGACATTTATCAGGTAGCATTTTCTGCTAATTTCGATATCTTGGGTCTGAATGTCGGACTCATTTCTTTCCAAGTTGCGCCGCAACGCTCGCCGGGTTTTCTTTCCCGGTTCTGAGTTGACGGACCCGCGCCTCAACAACGACGTGCAGCGCGACTTTTCCCCGACCCTCGTGGCCGACACGCGTACCATCTTCCGAGATAGCCCGACCATCGTGCACGAGGCCAAGGTGGGTGGCCATACCCATGGTCGCGCCGCGGCTGAGCGCAACTCCGCACTTAGCATGGCGCGCAGCTTCTCTGCGAGCGTGGGGCTCCAACTGTACAACGTCCAGGGCAGCATGACCGGGGAACGCCTCGGTGTCAAGCAAAGCAGTGGCACGTATTGGGCCAAGGACATGCTCGTCCATCCCAGTGACGCTGATTTCGACGACCCGCGGTGCCTCTACTATTTTGGTGACACCGCGAGCTACGTCGACATGCCGCGCTTGATGGCCCACAACCCACGGGCCTGGCTCGTCTACAGCGTGGCCCCGCCCGACGTGGCTGGCCGCTACGCCGACACGGTCTACACGTTCAACGAGAAGGGCATGCTAGACACCCGTGTTAGCGGCGGTGCACGTTATGAGGAGTTCGTTTGGAACTTCGACACTGACGTGCTCAACGCCCGTGGGCCAACGTGGTTCGGGTACGACGTCGTCACCAGCTACACTGTAGACCAACGCCAAGTCGACCCGCTCCACAAGCTGGTCCTCTGCATGCCAATCGGCAAGTTCCGCATTTGGCGCGCCCGGGGGCCGGCGGCCTGGGGCCTCATCGGTGCCGCCATTGGGGCGCTGACTCCTTTGGGCTGGTGGGCCGGCGCCATTGCTGCGACCGCCACAGCCACGGCCATGATTGGCATGTGGTGGCACGGGCTCTTTGAGGAGGCGCCCTGCGGTGCGGAGCTCCGCCGCCTCGATGTCCTCGTCCATGACAAGAAGACAGGTCGTAAGTTCACCCGTATGCGCAACCAGACGGTGGACGCGGAAGGCGATGCCATCATGATGGTCAGCACGGGTTTCCCGGGAGAGTACTCGTGCACCAGCGTGCCGGCTGACCTTGACGCCACTGTACGGACTCAGGCCAGCATCCAGAAGACCCCCATGTCCAACGGCATGGCGCGCATCATCACCGGTAAGACCACCGAGGCTGAGGTCAATGCCCTGGTGGCATTCTCTCGCGTTGAGGCCAACGCGGCTGACGCCACCACGACAAGCTTGGCACCTGCCACTGCGGAGCTCCGTCGCGTGCAGTTCACCCCAGTGGGTGATGCGGACGCGCCGGCCCTCATTGAGCAATTTGGGCACTCATGCATCAACGGCATTGTCACTTTTGCTGATGATCGACGCTCGGAGGATGTCACGGTGGACAACCGCATGGTGCGTGTCGCAAGCAATGTCAAGCTCACCCCCCAATTGCTCAATTACGCTCTGGAGTTCGTTGCTTTCCTTCCCAGCGGCGTTATTGAGCCGCTGGACCCCGATGAGGTGTATGAGCGCCAGGGGCGTCCGACCCAGCGCCAGATTCTGGACGAGGGCTATGCCGCCAGCGCCACGGGACATCCCGTGGCGTCGGGCGGCTTCCTCAAGAAGGAGGCGGCGGCCAAGGTTAGCACTAGCCAACGGCCCATCATTGCCTGCCCACCCAGCCAGAAGGCGGACTACACATGCTACGTGTTGGCAGCGCAAGACTGGATGGCGGAACATTTCGACTGCTTCGCGCCCGGCAAGACCCCGGTCCAGATTGCAAGCCACATTGCGTCGATGCTTAGCCGCGCTCGTGCTGCCATTGAGGCGGACGGCGTGAAGTTTGACGGGTCACTGGGTGAGGTGGCGCGCTATGTCGTACGGCTGGCCCTACTGCGTATGTTTGGCCCGCGCCATTCTGAGCGCCTCATCTCCCTGCACGCGGCCGGGGTGGGCGCCAGTTTTCGCATGGCCAATGGCGCGCGTTCACGCACTGGTTGGGGCCAACTTAGTGGTTGGCCGGACACCACGTTCGGCAACACACTTAGCAACATGTTCTTCGGCTTTGTGGCGCAGCGCACCCGTGGCATCAGTGCGGCCATTGCTTGGTTCAACGTCATTGAGAACTCAGTGTATGCGGGGGATGACTCCCTGTTCGCTTTGGGCCCATGGACCCGGGAGAGCCTCGAGGAGGCAGGCACTAAGGTCCTTGGACCCCGCATGGAGGTCATCGAGCACGCACGTGGCGCTGTGGGGGTCAGTTTCCTTGCCCGCTTCTACACGGCGGCCATCTGGGAGGGCGATCACGCCAGCTGTGCGGACCCGCGCCGCGTGACGTTCAAGTGGCTCTGTGGGCCCCATGATCCCCGGTTCACCCCACTTGAGCGGTTCATCCTCCGCATACACGGCCTGTCACTCACTGATGAGTATACCCCCATTGTGCGCGACGCCGTGGAGGTTTATGCTCGTTACATTGAGGCGGGGGGCGCAGACGTCGTCACGGCTCTTTTGCGGCGCGACGGTGCCACCGACTATATGCCCCATGGGATCGACCTTGCCGAGGACACCAACTGGCCCAATGACGTGGGGGACACCATGGATGCATGGGCGGAGACGCAGGTTGATGGTTTCGACTGGCAGCGCTGGCATGAGTACATTGAGGACCTACTGGACATGGACCCGACTCAGGCTATGTGTAGCTTGCTGGAGCAGCCCATGTGTCTCGACCTTTCCGCTGAGCAGCTGGATCAGGCTCCATTGTTCCGCGCGCTTGTCAATGGTGAACTCCGGGGCGAGCAGGACGCCCCCGAAGCCCCCAAACACGTTGCTAAGTTGCCTACACGCCCCGGCACTGTCATGTCGTGTGACTACTGCGGGTCGGAGCGGCACGTCGAGGCCACATGCTGGAAGGCGCATCCTGAACTTTGCCCCACATGCACCCTGTGCAATAAGCCAGGCCATTACACGGCTGTGTGTAATTCACGCCGCAAGGGCTATGACCGCGCGCATGCCATGGGCGGCACTGACCCGGGGCCCAATTGGCCGAATGCATGCATCGGTGCACTAGTGGGCGGCGCTTCGGCGTACTGTTCCGGCCTCCTCTGTGAGTGGCTGGCCCAGTGGCCCTTGCTGTGGGTGGTGTACCAGGTCGGCACCGTTCTGTTGGCGGTTTGGTGGCTTTGCCTTCGCCCTGGGGCGGTGGGTCCCCCCCCTCCACCCCCTGCCCCCGGCGCTCTCGCGCCCGTCCAGGCCATCATGGTTATGACATTGTGTGTGGTTACACTGGGGGCCGCCGCGGAGGCCCCCGTTGAAAACTACTTACAATTTCGAGACGTTTTCGACACCATGAAGACGCGCGCCGCCAAGCCGGCGCCAGCTGCCAAGACGGTCAGTAAGACCAATCAGACGAAGCGGGTCGCCATCCCGGCAGTCCAACCGATGTCTGAGATGGGCACGGTGAAGCCCGGTCACAAGGTCTCGGAGCCCAAACTCACGGTGAAACTGCCTAAGGCTGAGAAGCGTGAGAAGCCCAAGCGCATGGAGAATATCAACAAGCCAGCCCATGAGGCGGTTGCTGATGCCATGGCTGCCAAGAACATGGGCACTGAGCCCAAGTACGGCGCGGTGTCACGCGCTGACAAGGCCATCAGCAAGATGTTCAAGGCGGACAACCTCCTGAGCCCGGACGTCATGCGCTATGTCCGCTTGCTCGACAAGCCGTTCGAGGCGGAGTGGGGCGATGAGGGCGAGGCGCCCGTGCGCCCGCCCATCTACGCCGAGACGACGCCACCGTCCAACACCACTGTGGTCCGCATGTTTGGCCAGCAACGCGTGTCCGTCACCGCGGGCAACAAGCTCATGGTGGCCTACTGCGTCGGCGCTGCAAACGACAACGACCCCGCCCCGGGTTTCGCGTCGGACGACCGCTTGATCAGCCCAAACGTTGGGTACAACGCGGCGGCCAACCCGAACACTCTTTGCTTCTTTGCCGGTTGCCCCAACATGTCAAATGGCAACTTCGTCGGCGCCAATTTGACCACCGGCTCAGGCGTGGGCGGCACAACCCCGGCCGGAGGCCAAGGCTGCGCCGGCTTCATGTACCAGGTGGCGGTGAACTCAGCAGCGGCGCTTGTCACCGACACCAGCAATGTTGGCAACCCCGCCATCACCGGTTTCACTGGCCAGGCGGGCCTCCTGACCTGGTCCAACTTGATCCCGTTGTCTGGCATGTATGCCGGGCAGCCATCTGCGTTCAAGTACCGCCCGGTCGCCGGCGGCATCATGATCACCCCGACGGACTCGACCACCACGCTTGGAGGTAGCTTCACCGCTGCCGTGATCCCCTCGGCCAACAACTACGCCTGGGCGGCGACCAATGCGTCCAACACGCATGGCACCTCCACCGGTATTGGCGACTTCTACGGATTGCCGGACCACGTCATTCAACGTGGTGACTCGTGCTTCACGGTCAATTGGCTGCCCTCCCGCACGGACTTCTCGTTTGCGGTGCCGTACGGCCTCACTTCTACTGCTGGAGCCATCTTCAACACGACCCCCTTCGCCAACACGGAGGCGGGGCAGGCCCGCACATGGATTGAGCTCGTCCCGCCCAACGGTGCGGCGGCCAACTACACCCTCACCTACGTGGCATTCTACGAGGTGGCAGGTTTGGCTGTCAACTATGCGGGCAACGTGCCGCGCCCACAACCAAGTCTCGGGGCCAAGGTCGCAACCGCTATCCAGAACAACCTCTACCAGGAGATTGAGCAGCGTGACCGCCAGGTTGAAGACCAAACCACCCTTGAGGTGCTGAAGGATCACCCCAAGATTGGGCCCATGGTCGAGCAAGCCCAAGACGCGCCCCAGGCCAAGTCCATGCTCGCAGAGATCGCGAGCTTTGCCAAGGACATCATCCCCTTGGCGGCGACACTGCTTTGAGCAGCGCACCCC